ATTTCCGGGGTAGTCAGTGAGATTACTTCGGGAATCTTGTTAAACACTTCGGGACTAGCAGCGTCACCGATGCCAATTTTTGAACCCGCACTTAATACTGCTGATGTCATGCTGTTACTCCACAAAAAAACCCGCAGAGCGGGCATAAAAAAACCCGCTCAAGGCGGGCTAATAAAAGAAAATTGTTGTTAGCTACTCATGCAGCCAGAAAATAAAGTCCGTGATAATCCTGCGCTGCTTCTCATCACCGTCAAAGACCGACGCGTTCTGCTCACCGTCAAACTTCGACCACTGCACCGTAACGCCACCAAGCGAACCCTGATGACCGGATAGCAACGTGCGAACCTTCTTGGATAGGTCATAAGCGACCGATGCAGAATCAGCCCAGCAATCAACCTGCACCCGCACTTCCGTCAGCGTGTCTACAGATGAAAGCAGCGAATTCTGCGAGGTTGAAACGCGGTTAAACACAATGCAGGGATACGCTTCGGCTTGAGGCATTCGTTCAAGGTAAACGCGACCCGATACCAATGCGTTAACGTCCGAATCAGCTACCAGTGCTGCGCGTAATCCTTCTTCAAGTCTCATCGTTTCTTAGACCTTGCATCTGCCTTCGCTGCGGCTCGTTTAATCTTTCGCTTCATCTGGTCGGAAAACACAGCAATCGACTCCTGATAGGTCGAGTCAATCGCAGGGCGCAGCCAACGTCTTTCATTGGAATGTTTAGTGCCAAACTCAAGGAGATGCCCGTGGTAAATGCCTGAGCCGCCCCTGCCATAGAACGACCGATACTGTGCAGCCGCACCCTTGTCGTTTTCAATCGGGCCAACCAAGTAAGCGATAGTCTTGGTTGCATTCCTGTCAGTACGCTTCTTAATGCCAATAGAGGCAGCAAGCGCACCAGACGATGCTGTGCCTGTCCGCTGCAAATTCGCCTTAGCCGCCCTAACAGGTGGCTTGGCTGACTCACGCAATGCAGAGCGCATAACCTTCAACTGAATGTCGGCTTGTAATTCCTTCATCGCTGCATCAATCGCTGCGAAATCTGGAACGTCCAAAGATATTGCGGGCTTAGCCATGCTCTACGCACTCAATCTCAATCATGCGCTTACCTTCCCGCACATTGATAACGCTCAGAATGTCGAAATACTTTGAGCCGTACTTAATCCGATGCTTAGGACTCACCGCCGACACGCTTGATGAATAACGGATAGTCACCTTATGGGTCATTTTGGTATTGACCTGACCCTGACCGTCCTGCTCAACTCCGCGCAATGGTGTGACTGTTGCAGGAACGTCAGACGCATAAGCAGTCCAACCGTCTACAACGTCACCGAATGAGTCCACCGTGGTCGCGTTGCTCTCAATGTCAATCTTCTGCTTGAGCAATCCGGCTCTCATACCACTTCCTGTATCGTTGCCCTCGGAAAACAGGTCAATGCCGTTTCCCGTGAGCAGTTAATTATTGGAGTCGGACAATTTGCCCGCTCAAAGTTGGCAACCCATGTCGCGTAATTGCTCTTCTTGTTCAGTTCGCCAGGATGATCCCCGAACCAGTGACGCTTACCCTTCATCTGCATATCAAAGCCCAATAACGCGATTTTTTCGGCTTTAAATAGCGAGGCAAGGTGTACAGCCGCAAAACCGGAGTTCGCGCCAAATTGAAGGCGTTTTGCCCCCATGTCAGCCCCATGCTGACCCTCTACAGTCCACAACGGGAGGTCAGGGGTGCGGTTCTGATGCGTTTGTGTCAAAAACAGGCAAGGCGGGTAGTCTTTCAAGTTCTTCCAGTGGTGTTTCCACCACGGATAATCCGATGCGTACAGAATATCTAGCTGCACTTTCCGGTATGCGTCATTGACACCTATCAGAATTGCGTCAGATTTGCGGGCATAGTCGCAGTCCTCATCGGTCAGGCTTGCGCCACCACCGATAACGACTACCGTCTTACCGCTTAAATCTGGGGTAAACGGTAAAGGTCGAGCAGACATTTAACGCTAAAAGGCACTTCAGAGATGGCAGCACCAACTATCTCATTCTCCCGGTTCTCATAAAGCGAACCGATGAGCAGCAGCATTGCCTGTTTTAGCTGTGCAGGTACAGTATCGGGACTGTCACCCGTTGCACCGTAACCCGCCTGATAGGTAACCGTCACTGCACCGTATCCAGCGCGAGTGTCAGGCCATGAATTGTCATAGCTCGGCTTGATCTTTGCCGATGCTGTGCCGGATAAGTCCGACTGAAACGAGGTGAACTCTGTAGAGTCACCATCGCTATTAATATAGTAAATGCTGGTAATCGACTGCACCGGACATCGGGGCAGGTCAATCTCAGCAGGGAATGAGTCAAGCGTTAGCGCACAGGTCTGCGTACCAATGGCACGTTTTGTATACCCTTCGGCATACTGTCGCGCTGCGGTTATCAGCGAGGCAATGTAAGTATCGTTATCGCTGTCGGTAATACGCAGATGCGCCTTAGCCTCAGCAAGAGATAGCACCTCTGCCGCTGTTGTCGTTTGTATTCCCATTTAATTCCCTAAGAAAAAGGGGCGAGGTTTCCCCCGCCCCTCTTAGTTCCTATTACTAGGCTGCTGCGAGAGTCAGAGACTTGTGAGCAGAAGTAATTGCTGCGCCAGCATCTACACGACGATAGCAACGGAAACCAACCTGACCAGTGTCGGCATAGCGTTCATCAAGACGCTGAATAACCATGTTGGTGCGGTCAGCAATGATGTACTTGCTAAGGTCACCAAAGTAACCAACAACTTCTTCAGGAGAGTTGGCAGGTGAACCCATGTGGTCAGAATTGATGTACGGGCGACCAAGAATGGTGTCAGGTGCGCCAGCAGTCAGACCGGGTGACCAGATGCGGTCGCCATTGCTGTTCTTCAGCTTAGAGATGTCACGCAGAGCAACATCACCAAACACCCAGACAGCGCGAGTGCGATCCGCTGCACCAACACCCCAAAACAGGTCATCCAGTGCTTCTTCAGTGATTGCGGTTTCAGCAGAGCCAACATCACCAGCCAAAGTAAGCAGACCGTTAGGCTGACCAGAGCCAGTACCGTTCAGGAATGCGTTTTCTTCAGCAATGCCGAATGCTTCAGCAGCGTTTTCAGTCAGGTAGCTGAACAGGTCAAAGTCTGAATCATTAACCAGTTCTTCAGATACTTTGATAATCTTGGCAAGTTTGTGTGCGCCAAGAGTCAAACGACCGAATGCAGGATCAGACTCAGGATAAGAGGCTTCTTCAGCAGTCCAAGAGGCAGCACCGCGAGTGCTTTCGTATGGAATGTTGCGATCACCACCAGTGCTGATAACAGTCGCATACTGACGGAATGCGTTATAGTTGACCATTGCACGTTCAACAGATGTCTGGAACTCTTCGTGAGTTACAAAACCACCTTCTGAGTTAGTACCAACCTGCAAAGCATTCAAGAATTCACCAGCAACAGCACCCTTAGGCTTGCGCAGGTACTCGTTAAAAGCAGCTTTGTACTCAGCAGTAGCGCGAGGGCTAACAGCAGCATCGGCAGCAACAGGCTGACGAGGTGCAACACCGGAAACTTCAGCGCGGAGTGATTCTTCACGAACCAGACGGTCGGCAGTAGCTTTCAATTCATTCTGCTTCGCGTCCATCGCGTCATACTGAGCCTGAACTTCAGCAGAGAAACCTTCAGAGTGTTTCTCGCTGAGTTCGGTCATCTGGTTAATAACCTGACCGCGCTCAATTAAGATGTCATTTGCATCTTTCATAGCTTTAATTCCTATAATTTAGGCAATAAAAAACCCGCTCAGTGGCGGGTCAATCAATGCGGTCATTCCAACCGCGAAAGCAGGACTATTCCGGTCAGGCTTTCAAATTCTGTCTTGTCTGCTCTAACGCATGACGGTCTTGGGCAATCCGATTCGACTGCGCAAGGTAATCAAGGTATGCAGGGCGCGAATCCGCAGAAGGCTCAGACTCTTCAACCTTCGGAGCTTTGTGAATCCAGCGACAACCGGACAAGTTATGAACACTGGCCTTTTCTTCACTGGATGCAGTGGCAAAGCCAAGCTCTTTAGCTTCAGCAACACCTAGCCACAGTTCCTCATCCATCCAATCGGAAACGGTCTGAGCATCTGAGTCAGTCTTGGTCAGGTAAACGTCAACCAGACCACCCTTAATATCATCAAGAGTGTCGGCAGTTTTGCGTAGGTCTTTCGACTCACCAAGCGCGAATGTCCACGGGTTATGAATCATTAGCTGAGAGCCAACACCCATAACAACCTCATCACCCGCCATAGCGATGATTGACGCACTGGAAGCGGCATAACCGTCTACCTTCACGGTAATCTTGGCAGGATGCTCTTTGAGTAGATTGAAAATTGCCAACCCGTCAAACACATCGCCACCGGGGGAGTTCAAGCGGACTACAATCTCATCCACCTCACCCATTGCATCCAGTTGAGCCTTAACAGACCCCGCAGTGATACCTTCACCGAAGTAGTCCTGCCCGATTACGTCAAAAATCTCTATTTCGTTCATTCGCCTTCCCATTG